TAACGTAATTATATCACACATGGGCATGAAAGACTAGAGAAAAGCTTATTTCAAGGCTTTTCTTATTAACTAGATATAACATATTAACAAATCAACCATGGGGAGTAATTACGATGAGGAAGCGTAAGAAGGTCATATCTAAAAATATGATAGAGGTACTTGATTATCACACATCAAGAACCTATAGGAAGAATGGCAAGCGTGTAAAAAAGAAAAACATCACACCAGAAGCCGTGAAAAAGCAAAATGAAAAACAAGCGGAAGCAATGCTGCGTATGTTGATTGATAATAACTTCACTACAAATGATTGTTATCTCACATTAACTTACAAAGAACAGCCTGCAACATGGGAAG